AAATAAAATTAGTCTTGACAAATAAATAGAAATCTGTTAGACTAGTTTTTTTAATTAGAGGCGTATTATGGAAACATATATAATTTTTAGCATCTTCGTTCTTGCGAATTCTTATTTCTGTTTTAGGGCAGGAGAGAAAGCAGGTAGATTCGTGGGTATGCTTACAATTACCCAGTTTTTCCAGAGTAAAAGTGTTCTTAAAGATAAAAAAGAAATAGTAGGATTTAAAAATTGGCCTAAGGCAATACAATTACTTTATTTAGATCCTAGAGAAGAATTATTTAAAGACTAAACACACATGGCAAGAAAAAAACAGAGAAGTACATATTTATTAAACGAGCCCAATTGGAAGGAACTCTCGTTAATCACAGATCCAGATCAAAGAAAGAAAGCAATTAGTAATGCAGAATACTTTGTGCATTACGAGATAGCAACAAAGAAAAAACAAGAAGCATTAATTAAATGGGTCAAGCAAGAAAGTGGTTGGACTAAAGAAGAAATTAAGTATGCGACATGCATAGACAAAGGTTATTTTTCTGCAATGGGAAAAACTGCCTGGGTAGCAAAAAAATTAGGTTATTGGCCTGACGGCACATTAGAATACATTAACGAAAAACAGAAACCTCAATGGTTAGCACTTGGTAAGAAAGTATACGTTGAAAAGATCGAAGAAAAAGAAAAGAAAAATGACACTAAAGTAATTAGTATTCAAGACCGTATGAAAGAACAAGTATCTTCATTGTGTGGAAGTTGGGAAGAGCAGTTAGATAATTTTGTTGATAGCGAAGCATTTGATTTAAAAGTATTTGATCCTTACAATGATATGAGAGCATATCAACCTGCAATTAAACCTGCACATGCTAAAATTATTAAAGATAGTTATGACAGAGACCTTTTAGAAGCAAAACAACTATTAGCATGGGAAGACCCGGATTTAAAAGAAGCCTACAGTCACTTTAATTTAAAAATGCGTAAGGAATTTTATGCATTTTTTGAAAAGATTCAAACTGCATGTGACACCTTAATTGAAACAGGAAAAGCAACTCGTAAGCCTAGAAAACCTAAACCCATGGATAGGGACAAACTTGTAAAAAAACTAAAATATCAGATTAACGATAGTGATTTAGGTATAGCAAGTATAAACCCAGTTGAAATAATAGATGCAACAGAACTTTGGTTTTATAATACTAAATTAAGAAAATTAGGTGTGTACAGAAAATCAGAAATGGGTACTGGATTAACTATAAAAGGCACAACAATTAAAGATTTTGATACTTCAACTAGTTTTCAAAAGACATTGCGTAAACCTGCAGAACAAATTAAAGCCGTTAAAGGGTCTGCAAAGACTAGATTTAATACATTTTTTGAAGAAATAAAGACTACACCGACAAAATTAACTGGTAGGATAAGTGATACTATTGTACTACTTAAAGTATTTTAATTGAAAATTAGATAAATAGTACTATGCCAGTAGATCAAATAGGATATAATAACAGAGAAGAACTTGTAAACGAGTTACAACTACGTCTAGCAGACGGTATAGTTGACGTTGAACTCGACAGAGCACACTATGATGTTGCTATAGACAAGTCCCTTGCTTTATATAGGCAACTTAGTGCAGGTGCTGTAGAAGAAAGTGCCCTGTTTATAACTACACAAGAAGGTGTAACTGAGTATACACTACCAGATGAAGTCATGGAAGTGCGTAGATTATATAGAAAAGGTGTAGGTACTAATAGCGGTGGCGGAACAAACTTTGATCCGTTTGATGTAGCATTTAACAACATGTACTTACTACAAGCAGGACAAATGGGCGGACTTGCAGTATTTGATGCATTTAGCCAATATAAAGAAGTATTAGGTAGAATATTTGGAAGTGAATATAATTTTCTTTGGAATAGGAATACTAAACAACTTAAAATTTTAAGAAATGTAAGACACGAAGAAGAAATTGCAGTAGGCATTTATAATTTTATACCCGAAAGTCTTTTATTAAAAGATATCTATGCCGCAAATTGGTTGGCCGCTTATGCATTAGCACAATCTAAAATGATGCTAGGTGAAGCAAGAAGTAAATATGCTTCAGGACTTCCAGGGGCAGGCGGAACCATACAGTTAAATGGTGATGCATTAAAATCAGAAGCAATAGCAGAAATGGAAAAGGCAAGAGAAAGCATATTCCAAAAAGAAGAAGGTAATATGCCTCTAGGATTTGTGATAGGATAATGCTAATAGGAATAACCGGTTTTATAGGCAGTGGCAAAGATACAGTAGCCAATATGTTTGTAGAGCGTGGTTGTGTCCATGACAGTTTTGCCGCTCCCCTTAAAGATTTATGTTCCAGCATTTTTGGTTGGGAAAGATCTATGCTGGAAGGTGATACAACTGAAAGCAGAGATTTCAGAGAAACGCCTGATATGTTTTGGACTAAAAAATTAGGTGTCCCAAATTTTACTCCTAGATTAGCATTACAACTTTTAGGTACAGAAGTACTTAGAAATCACTTTGATCAAAACATTTGGTTAAACAGTTTAGAATACCGCATAAGAAAACAAATAGAAAATGCTCCTTGTACAGTTATAAGTGATGCTCGTTTTATAAATGAACTTGAACTTATAAAAAATATGGGTGGTGTTGTTATTTGGGTACAACGTGGAGAACTACCTGAATGGTTTGAAACGGCAAAGACGGCACACGACAACGTTGTAAGCAGAAAGATTATGACAACAAAATATAAAGACGTACACGAAAGTGAATGGAACTGGGCAGGCTATCCAGTTGACTACATCATAGACAATAATGGAAGTCTTGAAGATCTAGCCAAGCAAGTTGAAGCCATCAGAGACTGGAAAACTGGTGAATTTAAACAACCTCTTAAACTAGTATAATACCACATAATACCTAGTAAATTCCGTAAATACTGTAAAATGCAGTATTATGATAAATACATGTAAGAATATTTCTTAAGGAGAATAATATGGCAACTTTAGTAAGTCCTGGTGTAAGTGTAACGACTACAGACGAAAGTTTTTACGCCCCCGCCGGTGCCGGTTCAGTTCCTTTGATTGTTATAGCAACATCACAGGATAAAACAGCACCTGACGGTAGTGGTACAGCCGCTTTCACAACATCAGCAAACGCAAACAAACTCAAATTGATTACAAGTCAAAGAGAGTTATTACAGAATTATGGTAATCCAACATTTAAAACAAGTGGTTCTACACCTTTACATGGTGATGAACAAAATGAATATGGTTTACTTTCAGCCTATAGTTTCTTGGGCATAGCCAATAGAGCATACGTTTTAAGAGCAGATGTAGATTTAGGTGATTTATCATCAAGTGCAACAGCACCTACAAATAATCCTGCTAACGGTTCTTATTGGTTAGATACTTCAGCGACGAGTTGGGGTGTATATGAATATGTTTCAAGTGCATGGGTAAAACAAACAGTAAAACAAGCATCAGCATCTGATATAGATTCAGATGGTGTTACACCTAAAACAAGTTTTGGACAAAACGGCGAATATTGTGTCGTTTATCTTACAACTTCAGGTGGTACGCAACCTAAAATTAGTTTCTTCCAGAAACTAAGTGGTGTATGGTACAACATTGGTGCATCAAACTGGACAAGTGCAGTAACTGGTTCAAATGGTGACTTCCAATTTGCAAGTCACTTAGCAATACCTACAGCGAAAGCAGGTGGTGGAGCCTTAACAGCAGGTGATGTTCATATTAGAAACACATCAGCAAACAACGGTTCAAACCTTGTAGTAAAATTGTACAGTTCAACAACTAGCCAATTTACAACAGAATCTATTGTAATAGACTCTAAATCAGATTCAGTATATACAAACACTTATAGTTCACCTAAAATTGGTGATTTATGGGCAAACACTGAAGGCGAAGATGGTAAAGCAAGTATAACATTACAAAGACATAACGGCGACTCTACTTTAACAGTAGCAAGTTCAACAGCATTATCTGGTACACAAGATGTTTCCACACATGCTAGTAAAGTAAGTTTTAATCTTACAATTAATGAAGGAACTACTATCCCAGTTACTTTTTCAACAGGTGGTGCAAGTGCAACAGTTGATAACTTAGTAACTGACATTCAATCAGCATTGTCTGGTGCGAATGACGTCACAACTTTTGCAAATACATTATCAGCATCTAACGACGGTGGTAAAATTACTTTTACAACAAGTACAGGTAAAGATATTAAAATAGCAGATGGTAACGTTGCAGGATATGGTTCAGCAGATCTTAACATTACTGCAGGAACTTACAGTAACTTTAAAACTTTAAGTTTCACATCAAGTAGCACAACACTTACAGGTGTTGCTACAGAGGGTGACCTTTGGTATGATAATAATGTTTCTAATACAAACATTGATATGTTATATCAAAATGCTGGAACATGGGCAACTTATACAGGTGATGTACAGTTTGCCGCAAGTGCTCCAACATTACAAAGTGATGGTTCAACTTCATTAGCAACTGGTGATATTTGGATTGACAGCAGTGACTTAGAAAACTTCCCTGTAATATACAAAAGATCGGCCGCAAGTGCTTGGGTATTAGTAGATAATACAGACCAAGTAACTTCCGACGGTATAGTATTTGCAGACTTTAGATCAAGTAGTGCGGCAAGTTTATTGTCAGTAGCAAACGGACTTCCTAATGCGGCATTATACCCAAGTGGTATGTTAGCATGGAACAAGATGGCTTCAGTTGGTAATGTGAGCAAATACGATGCAACAAACGGTATATGGAAAGACCATTCTGGTAATAAATCAGACGGTTCACCTTACATGATGCGTAAAGCTCAGAGACAAGTTATTGTTACAGCTCTACAAAGTTCAATCACAGCAAGTTCAGAAATTAGGAACGAAACAAATAGATTTAATCTAATTGCATGTCCTGGTTACGCAGAACTTTTAGATGAGATGATTACTTTAAGTACTGATAGAAAAAATACTGCATTCGTAGTTGGTGACGCACCACTAAGATTAGCGGCTGATTCTACAAGTACAGCGGCTTGGGCAAACAATACAGGTGTTGCAGATGTAAATGGAGAGGACGGACTAGTTAGTTCATCACCATATGCGGCTGTATACTACCCACATGGTTTAGCAACAAACTTAGACGGTACAAACGTTATGGTTCCAGCAAGTTATATGGCTTTAAGAACTATTGCATTTAACGACCAAGTGGCTTTCCCATGGTTTGCACCAGCAGGATTCCAAAGAGGACTAGTTAATAACGTTTCTAGTGTTGGATATTTAGATTCAACAACTAGCGAGTTTGAAGCAGTATCTCTTAGCGAAGGTCAAAGAGACAGTCTATATAATAACAAGGTTAATCCAATTGGGAATTTCCCAGGAAGAGGAATTGCGGTATTTGGACAGAAAACTCTTAATCCAACAGCAAGTGCTTTAGACAGAGTTAATGTTGCACGTTTAGTGGTTTACATAAGAGAAAGAATGGATGACATTGTTAAACCATTCTTGTTTGAACCAAACGACGAAGTAACAAGAGCAAATGCTAAAACAGTAATAGATAGATTCCTTGGACAGTTAGTTGCACAAAGAGGTTTATTTGACTTTATCACAGTTTGTGATACTACAAATAACACAGCGGCTAGAATAGATAATAACCAATTGTATATAGATGTAGCGATACAACCTGTTAAAGCAGTTGAATTTATTTATATTCCAATTAGAATTCAAAATACATTGGGCTCAACAGCATAAGTATAACAACTTAAACATTAAAAGGGCGGTTTTTACTGCCCTTTTTTGTGTCAGAATTAAAACTAGAGTTAATTAAATTGACCCAAAGATGATAAATATTCGTATAATTAGTTCATAAAGAACAAATGGAGTAAAAAATGGCAACATCATCAGCAACAACAGAAACAAAAAGTAAGTTTGGTGTACCTACAGGAACTGGTACTTCTGGCATATTAATGCCTAAATTGAAGTATAGATTCCGTGTAAGTTTTCTAAACAACTTTGGTGGTTCTACTAATACTGTTTCACTGACACAGAATGTTCAAAGTGTAGTTAGACCTAAAATTAATTACGAAGAAGTAATTATTGATAGTTATAACTCTCGTACTTACTTACAAGGTAAGCACACTTGGGACCCAATTAGTGTAACAATTAGGGATGATATACAGAATAAGGTTGCAAAGTTAGTAGGTGCACAGGTACAAAGACAACTTAACCATTTCCAACAAACAACACCAGCCGCAGGTTCCGACTATAAATTTGATATGCAAATTGAAGTATTAGACGGTGTCAATGCAGGTGCAAGTGAAGTTTGGTTCCTAGAAGGGTGTTTCTTAACACAATCAGATTACAGTGAAGCAGACTATAGTTCTAACGATCAACAGACTGTTACTATGATGATACGTTATGACAACGCAACACACTTCCAAGGCGATAATGATGTTAATGGAAGAGTTGAAGCGGGTAATCCGTTCCCTGATGATAACACACTAGCAGATAACAGCAACGTTCTAGTATAATATACGGAGTACTCTAGTGAAATATACACGTTTTACTGGTAAAAATACAGTAGACAATTTTTATGCTAGAGACTTTAGGAATAACTATAGGTTTAGACCAGAAGTTAATCCTCCTAGACAGCAGTTCCAAGGATATGTAAATTTCATATTCAACAGAAATGTATTACAGTTATTAGGTAATGAGAATCTAACATTTAAAACAAGTATGAGCAGTTTAGTAAGGACTGCTCAACTTCCTGCCGTAGAATTTAAAATAGTAGAAAAAAATAATTTTAATAAGAAAAGGAATGTCACAACAGGAGTTGAATACCAACCTGTTGAAATGACTGTCTTTGATACTGTAAACAATGAATGGCTCACTGTTTTAATGAAGTATTTTTCATACTTGCATATGGACCCAAGAAATAAAAACTCGTTTGGCGACAGAGATGTATCTTTTTATACGCCTATGACAGAAGAATTAACAGGAAGTAGTTTTGGTGCTGGTAGTAACTTTAATAGTAATGAAGCAGGTATAAACTTACAAGTAGATCAAAACTTTTTTGAACGTATAGATTATATCTTGTATGCTGGTGGTAAAGGTGTACAATATAGTTTAATGAAGCCAATGATTAAATCTTTTGCACCAAAAAATATTGATTATTCCTCTAGTGATTTTATGGAATTTCAAATGCAACTTGTTTATGAAAATTTCACTACTTTTGATATCGTAAATTTTGATTTAGGAGAAGTAGATTTAGATAGATTCGAAGACATTGGTGACTTTACTATTCCAGGTGCTGAAAATCTTAAACCTATCTCATTAGAGGAACAAACAGATTTTGCATTCCTTGGAAATAAATCAGGTAATAGTATACCTGGAATAGGCACAAGACCAAGAACAGCACAGCCGTTACAAAGTCCTAGTGATCCAATCGGTGATTGGTTAGAAGAGAACTTGGGAGAAACAGTAGGAGGTTTTGTAGGTGATGCCTTAGACACAACGGTTGCAGTCAAACCTACATATGGTGATTGGAATGATAAAATAGAAAAAGATTTATTAGATTCAGTAGTAAGTGGACTTGTTGCTCCTCCCAATAGAGGTAGCAGTTAATGAGTACATCTTTATACGAAACATTTGGTAGTGAAATAAATTATAAATTTACTGCAGGTAAATTAGAAGCATATTTAGAAAACGCAAGTGTAAAATTTCCTTTACCAGAAGCAAGTTCAGAAATACTTGCTGACTTGGCCAAGGTAAAAGAACTTGCTATAGATCCTCAAAAATTAGATGTTATAAAAACTAAATTAGTTGCTATAGGTTTTAGTCTATCTAATGCCAATGCAATGGCTAAAGTACTAATACAAATAGCAAAGGTACAAGATATAGATCCTACTGCTTATTTTGATATGAATGCAGATACACTAAAATTAAGTGTAGATGCCTTTGAAGCCATGAATGCTGTGAGACCTGCAGGTAATAAGGTTGATATTAAAAATTCAATAGATAATTCAAGAAGTAAAGCCGCAACACTTATCAAGGCCTAACATGGGCAAATTCGCAACAGGAAAGTACGAAGTCGTTAATACAGGCAAACTTGTAGGCGGAAGGAATCCTACTTATAGAAGTAGTTGGGAACTAGCATTCATGCGTATGTGTGATAATCATCCTAATATTACTAAGTGGGCAAGTGAAAACGTTAAGATTCCTTATAGAAATCCTACAACGGGCCATTATAGTAATTATGTTCCAGACTTTATGGTTCAATATACTGACAAAGATGGCAAACAACATGTTGAATTAATTGAAATAAAACCTCGTAATCAAACAACAATGGAAAGTGCGAGATCACAGGGACAAAAAATACAAACTATTATAAACGCCGCTAAGTGGACAGCGGCACAAGAATGGTGTAAACGTAAAGGCATACGTTTTAAAGTAATTAACGAAGATCAAATCTTTTCTAACAAAAAACCTCGTAAGGCGAAAAAACGCATTTCTAAACCTAGAGTTAAATAAATACTGGTATGACTAAAAAACTAGAAGAAGAATTTAATTTACCTCCTATAGAGGAAGTAACATCAACTAACATAGAACCTACTGTAGAAGAAACACAGGAGGTCATAGAGGAAGTTCAAGGTGCATTAAGTATTAGTGAAAAGATTAATTTAGCATTTAAAGAAGTTAAAGGATTAGAAAGTCACGAAGTTGAAATGAATGATATAGCCAAAAAGGCTATTGATAGTTATGAACAACTTATGAATTTAGGTATGAATGTTAGTGATATGGCGGCTGGTAAAGTATTTGCAGAAGCAAGTAATATGTTAAAAATAGCCCTAGATGCCAGTGATGCTAAAACAAAAGCAAAGTTGCAACAAATAGATTTGATGCTTAAAAAAGCAAGAATAGATAAGTTTGATAATAAGGGCACTGAAGCAGAGTCAGTTCAAGCAACTGTTTTTGATAGAAACGAATTATTAAAAATTATTAATACTAAAGACTCATCCCCAGAGTAATTTAGTTTCCGGAAAACGTTCATTGCAAAAACTATATGTTTCTTTATATAGTTCTTTTAATATAAGTTTTAATTCAGCAGTTAAATCTACATCTTTATTTGATGTTAATCTAGGTTTTCTTTTTAAATAAGTGTCTTGATATTCCATACCTATAAAATTACAAAATCTTAAGAATTCTTTTTCTGTAAAGAAGGTTTCATATAATCCATAAAAAACATTTTCAGGCTCAAAAACATCTTCTATGTTTTTTATAGTCTTTTTGTAATTTTGTCGCTCAAATATATGTTTGTGTTTTGATTCAATCATAATCCAAGATTCTAAACCTGTAATACCCTTTTGTTCATATACACCTCTTCCTCTACTTATTAATCTTTGAACTGGATCTCTCATTACAAAGATTATTTTTAAATGGTATCCTGCACCTTCTATTATATCTTTTGCTTCTTGTAACTGTTTTTTATTGCATAGTCCGTATATAGGAGTTATATCACCTGTAATATGTTCTTCCCCATCTAAAAGATTATCAAAATAATGTATATAATCTTCATTATTCCATTTGTGCTTATCTTTTTTGTACCAATAATGATGTTCTTTCTTATTACCCATGTTTGCTTCTGGTATGTGTTTCAACAATTCCCAAATCCAAGTTGTGCCTGATCGCTGAACACCTAAACTTAAAATAAAAGTTTTCATTAATTTAGTAAATCTATAAAAAGATCTGTAATAGGATTTTGAAAATCTACACCTTTATGTCTTCTATCCCGACCAAACGTTACAGCATTTGCATTTAAATTATTAATATTAACATCCATATGATATAACTCTGTATTATTTTCTTTACAAATATGCTCTAACATTAATTTATTCTTCCAAGTATTGATTTCACTATTGTTGTCGTCTTCAAAATATTGTTCTATGAAAGGATTTATTACAGGAAATTTTGCAAATTCAAATTTAGTATAACTGCGATAACTTTGTGTAAGTTGCTCCTTATTTGAGGTTATAAGTTCAAATCTTTTAGGGAAAGGCCACAAGCAAAAAACCTTTTTAGGTTTCAGTACATCAATCCAGCCCATTGCTAATCTTACGCAAAGATCTCTACTTCCTCCTCCAATGCCTAAATTATATATTTTCATACCTGTATGTTCTTCTAATTTAGAAGGCCACATAAGTTCTATAGGCATAGCAGTACCCATTGTATAACTACAACCTAATGCAATACAACAATCTTCTTCATAATCGAATTCATGTGTTCTGAATCCATTAGAATTAAATTTATATAAAACATCTAAATTTTTAATTCTTTTTTTCTTTATACGTTCGTTAGGTAGTATTTTTTCTAAGGTTTTTCCTGCATAAGACAGATAAGGACTATATTGAAGTAATTTTTTGTCTATCTCCATACACCTATTTAGCAAAATATTTTTTTGATATTTAATTTTATGTAAAATGATAAATAAGTATATCAACGGAGTTTAAGTATGGAATTAAAAAATTATATAGCAGAATCATTTAATAAAGAATATGCTTATAGAGTCAAACTTGCACACGACTGTGGTGCAGATCAAATGGATATGATAGAAAAATGTTTAGCAAAATACAATTTTGTTAGTGCATCTCCATTTAAAAGGGCTCCGATTCAAGAGAATCCTGTAGAATTTCAAAGAGCAAAAAATGCCAATTTTACATCAGAAGTATGCAGTACAGACATTGTATTGAAATATCCAGTTAACGAAAGAATTTTAGAAGTATGGTTAGCAGTAAACTTAGGTATGGATCACGAAAGAGTACTATGTTACGGTGTAAAAGAACCGAGACGTGTAGAAGCAGATATTCAAGCAGAAAGACTTGCTAACGATGAAGATAGACAAGTAAGTGAAGAAGATGCTTTACTAAATGATGAAAACATGGAACACTATGAAGCTCAACAAGATGAAATTGATGTCAAAGATTTCGGATTTGGTGAAGAATTCAACGAAGCATTTTTAAAAGAACTACAAAAAATTAAAGATGAAAAAGGTGCTGACTACTTCCGTAATTATCCTAGCAAGGATGAGTTAATGGGTGACAACTTAAGACCTATGTACGATGCAATTACTGGAATGCCTAATATGGGTAGAGGTGCAGAAAGCACAAAACAAGTTTCCGATATTGCACAACACGGTTCTAGAAGTAGATAATGAAAATAAATCAAGTATTAAAAGAGTATGAATATAGTCCACAAGAGGAATCAAAGGCCTATGATCAGTATTTGATTATTAAAAGAGAGAATCCTCTTTATGCAGAAGCATTTTGGAATATGTGGAGGCAGACAGGAAATGTACAAGCCGCATTAATTAAAGCAGACAAAGAGTACGACAGAATTACTTCAGAATCTGTAGAAGAAGATAACGACTCTGTCAATGAAGCAGTTTATTCAGTTATAGTAAATGGTCATAAGCAAAGTTATAAAGATTTTAGAGGCGCAGATGTTAGAATTTGGAAACATATCCAGGGTCTAGAACAAAGAAGAAATTCAGATAAACTTGATGTCTCTCCACAAGGTAAAATACATCCTAGTAAAGTTATACTTCAACGAAATGGTGTTGAAGTACCCCACAAATATACTGGTAAAGAAAAACAACCAATTACAGGTCCTATTATAAATGAGGCAATGAGCGACGCATACGGCATCGTTAGTGCAGAACCCGAAGTAGAAGGTTCAGTAGAATTTAAACAACACAAAAATACTGATAAAGGTTCAGTAAGTATTGAAGCATCTGGTGACAACATGCAGGAACTTGCAAAAGTATTAAAACTTGCAGGTCTAACATTACCAAAAGATATGTATAGTGATGAACAAGCATCAGCCCATGATGAAGAGCCAGAACAAGAAGACATTTTACTATCACCTGATTATGAAGATGATAAAGAAGAATCACCTTGTGCTAGTGCAGATACCGATGTTTCTTACGAAACAGATAAAGAAATTTTAGTTAATTATATCAAAGATAAACTTAAAAAAAGCATTTCTTAACATCATTACCACATAAATACTATTATGGCAAGAGGAACAGTAGATACCGGTCTGGTTAAGCAAGGCTATAGTAGAACAGCATATACCCCAGATACCCTAGAAGATTTTAAAAATTGTGCAGATCCTGTGGGCGGACCTCTGTACTTCATGAATAATCACGTTAAAATACAACATCCTACTAAAGGTGGAATAGATTTCGATCCTTTTGCTTATCAGTTAGATTTAATAGAAAATTACAACAATTTTAGATACAGTATTAACATGCTGGGCAGACAGATGGGTAAGACCACTGTGGCGGCAGGTTACTTGCTGTGGTATGCTATGTTTAAACCAGATAGTACGATACTAGTTGCGGCTCACAAGGCGGCAGGAGCATACGAGATTATGCAACGTATACGTTATGCATACGAGAGTGTTCCAGATCATATCAGAGCAGGTGTTACAGAATATAACAAAGGGTCTATGGCATTTGACAATGGTAGTAGAATAGTTAGTGCAACAACTACAGAAAATACAGGTAGGGGTATGTCCTTAACCTTAGTATACCTAGACGAGTTTGCATTTGTACCTCCCAGAATAGCAAGTGAATTTTGGACAGCACTATCTCCTACACTAGCAACAGGTGGTAAATGTATTATCACAAGTACACCTAATAGTGATGAAGATACCTTTGCTAATATATGGAACCAAGCAAACAAAATGTTTGATGAGCACGGCAACGAACAAGAAGTAGGTGTAAATGGATTTAAACCATTACTAGCAAAATGGGATGAGCACCCTGATAGAGATGCCAATTGGGCAATAGAAGAACGAGGCAGAATAGGAACAGAACGTTTTAAACGTGAACACGAATGTGAATTTGTTATATATGATGAAACTCTTATCAATCAGTTAAAGTTATTAGAACTTAACGGCATAAACCCTATTATGAAAATGGGGCATGTACGTTGGTTTAAATACCCTAGTCCAGAGCATATCTATGTAGTAACACTTGATCCAAGTACAGGAACAGGCGGTGATAACGCCGCTATACAAATAGTAGAATTACCATCAATGGTGCAAGTGGGTGAATGGTATCACAATAAGACTCCTATAGAAGGGCAGATAAAGGTCATGTTAGAGATCATGCATTTTATTAAGGAACAAGGCGCTCATACTATATATTGGACAGTTGAAAACAATGCAATTGGAGAGGCCGCACTTGTAGTGATCAGAGACACCGGTGAAGATGCTTTCCCTGGAGACTTCTTACATGAGCCTAAAAGAATACAAGGTAAAACAGGTAGACGTGGTTTCCATACTACTCATAAAGTTAAAGTAGAGT